GTGCAGGGTCTATTGCAGTAGAAAGTCCTATTACAGGATTGTTTCCATTTCGTAATGATCTTATTATATTCTGTGAAGAACGTATATTTAAACTATCTGGTAACAGTGTAGCTGACTTTCAGTTAGTTCCTATATCTCGTAACATAGGATGTATGAATGGATTTACTATACAGGAATTTGCAGGTGACATTGTATTTTTAAGCAGAGATGGTCTTAGAACTGTAGCTGGTACTGAACGTATCGGTGACGTAGAGCTTGGAAGTATTAGTACACCAGTACATCAGTTGTTTAATGTACATAGTACGATAGATGAATTTGATTCTTTAATTGTACCTGACAAGACACAGTATAGAATATTCTTTGTGAACTCATCTACGTCTGTAAAGAAAACAACAAAGGGTGTTATTGCTCACAGATCAAAAGAAGGATATGAGTTTTCTGAAACACTTGGGTTACAACCTTCTTGTACTGACTCTATAAATGAAGATGGTAAAGTATATGTATTACATGGTGGATATGATGGATATGTGTATAGACAAGAGCAAGGTAATACTTTTGATGGAGACAACATAATTGGTCGATACAGATCACCTGACTTAACTATGGGTGATGCAGGTATACGTAAAAACTTCCAGAGGGTTATTATTAACTATGCACCTGAAGGTGTAGTAAACTCTGATTTATTTTTACGATATGACTATGAAGACCCTAATGCCCCAAGACCTGCAGCCTATCCATTTGACAGTAGCTCTATCGTTGCTATATATGGATCAGGAGCATACGGTACTGTTACTTACGGTGGACAGTCTCAACCTTTGGTAAGACAGGCAGTAGAAGGTAGTGGTTTTGCAATAGCACTAAGGGTTGTTGACAATGGTACATCAGAGCCTTACTCACTTAAAGGCTTTCAGTTAGAGTTTGATGCAGCCGCAAGGCGTTAAAGGAGAATTAAATGGCTGGTTATACACGACAGTCCACATACACAGATGGTGACATTATTGATGCAGCAGACTCCAATGACGAGTTTGACCAACTTCTAGCTGCCTTTAATGCTTCCTCTGGACACACGCACGATGGTACTTCTACAGAAGGTGCGCCAATTACTAAGCTATTAAGTAACACACTTACGTTTGGTGCAGCTACTTCAGGTACAGATATTACTGTTACCTTTGACGGTGAAAGTAATGACGGTGTATTAAAGTGGATGGAAGACGAAGACTACTTTGAGTTTTCTGATGACATACTTATAGCCTCTACTGAAAAGATACAGTTTCGTGATACCGCTATTTATATTAACTCATCTGCTGATGGTCAACTTGATCTCGTAGCTGATACAGAAATACAGATAGCTGCAACTACCATTGACATGAATGGTGCTGCAGACATATCTGGTAACTTAGCTGTAGGTGGTAATCTTACAGTTGCAGGTAACGCTACAGTAACTGGTACTACTACATTTAATGGTGGTACACTTACTCTTGGTGACTCAGCCAGTGACAATATAGTATTTGGTGCAGATGTTGACTCACACATTATACCTGACGATGATGATACATTTGATCTTGGTAGCTCAAGTCAACAGTGGCGTAACATATACATTGATGGTAGTGCCTACATTGATGGACTTGCAGAAGATATACTTGTAGCTACAGACAAGAAGGTAGGCTTTCGTGATAGTGCTATCTACATTAACTCTAGTGCAGATGGTCAGCTAGACATTGTTGCAGATACTGAGATACAGATTGCAGCTACAACAATAGACATTAACGGTGCAATCAATGCAAGTGGTGAGATCATTGCTGCCTCATTGGACATTAGTGGTAACATTGATGTAGATGGTACAACAAACTTAGACGCTGTAGATATTGACGGTGCTGTAGACATGGCATCTACGCTTGCTGTTACAGGAATAGCTACATTTACTGATGATATTATTATTGGTGACGGAAAAACGATTGGTTCTGCTTCTGATGTGGATGCTATTACTATTGCTTCTAATGGTCAAGTAACACTCACGCAAACACTCATAGGTACAGCACTAGACATTAGTGGAGACATTGATGTAGACGGTACAACAAACTTAGACGTAGTTGACATAGATGGTGCAGTAAACATTGCAGCTGCAACTACAGTAGCTACAGATAACAAGATACAATTTCGTGATACTGGCCTGTACATCAACTCAAGTACAGATGGACAGTTAGACATTGTAGCTGACACTGAAGTACAGATAGCTGCAACTACAGTAGATATTAACGGTGCAGTAGATGTATCAGGTAATTTATCTGTAGGTGGTAACTTAGATGTTACAGGTACATTTGATCTCAGTGACTCAAACTTTACTAATGCAGGTGACATACAGCTAGACAGTATTACAGGTGACTCAGATACAAACACTAGCATTGCCTTTAGTGGATCAGATGTAATCACAGTTACTACAGGTGGTGAGACACAAGTTACATTTAACAATGGTTCTATCTTACCTACAACTGACAATGACGTAGACTTAGGATCTAGCTCACTAGAGTTTAAAGACTTGTACATTGATGGTACTGCCTATGTAGATGCTATTGACTACAATGGTACAGCCATAACTGCCACTGCAGCAGAACTTAATATCATGGATGGTGTAACAAGTACTGCAGCAGAGCTTAACATTCTTGATGGCGTTACGTCAACTGCAGCAGAACTAAACATACTTGACGGTGTAACATCTACCGCCGCTGAGTTAAACATTCTTGATGGTGTTACAGCTACAACTGCAGAGATAAACCTTATTGATGGTGATACTTCAAGAGGTACTACAGCAGTAGCAAGTGGTGACGGTATCCTTATCAATGATGCTGGAACTATGCGTATGACTAATGTAGATACAGTGTCTACATACTTTGCAAGTCATAGTGTAGGTGGGGGTAACATTGTTACTACTGGTGCATTAAACTCAGGTAGTATTACTTCTGGCTTTGGTGCTATAGACAATGGTGCATCTAACATTACTACTACAGGTGTAGGTGCTTTTGGCTCATTAGATATTAGTGGTGCTATAGATGTAGAGGGAACTACTAACTTAGACGTAGTAGACATTGACGGTGCTGTAGATATGGCAAGTACTCTGCAGGTTACAGGAGTAGCTACACTTACAGCTACTGCAATAGCTAATGCAGGTGTATCATTAAAGAACGGAGCTACATCTGCTGGCTTTGTAGAGTTCTTTGAGGACTCAGACAATGGTACAAACAAAGTAACACTAATCGGACCTGCATCTACTGCAGATGTAACCTTGACTTTACCTGCAGCCGCTGGTATAGTTGCAACGACAGATGACGCTACTGCTTTGGCGATTGCATTAGGCTGATATAGGAGAAAACAATGGCCAATACCTTTAAAACAATTACAAGGGATGTAGCACCAGCTAGTGCAGGTACACCCGAAACATTATACACAGTACAATCAGGTAGTACAGTTATTATACTTGGACTATTCTTATGTAACGTACACAGTTCACAGGTTACTGCTTCAGTCTCACTGGTCAGTACAACTACTCAGACAAGCCAGACACAGAACACTACAGCACAACTTGTGAAAGATGTAGCTATTCCAGTTGGCTCATCACTGTCTGTACTAGATGGTAAGATCGTAGCTAACGTAGGTGACATCATTAAGATTGATTGCTCAGTAGCTGATAAAGTTTCAGTAGTAATGAGTTACATGGAGATAACCTAATGGCAGGATATATTGGCTCTAAGGCTGTAAGTGTAAACACTACGTCAGCTACCATCTCTGATGATCTAGCAGTAGGTGATGACCTTACTGTTACTGATGATGCTACTATTGGTGGCACTCTTGGTGTTACAGGTATCTTAACTGCAACGTCTTTAGACATCTCTGGTGACATAGACGTAGACGGTACAACAAACCTAGACATTGTGGACATTGATGGTGCTGTGAACATGGCAACGACTGCCCTCGTAACAGGCGTCCTGACCACCACGGCACAAGCTGTGTTTAACGGTGGGTTTGCTGCTGTTCAAGAATCAACAGTTCTTATAGCTGATGGTCAGGCCGACAATGCTTAT